CCAATGAATCATACAAATAAATAAACGCATTAGCTAACGTTGTGCTGTTTGAAGTTCCTACCGAAGTGCATCTGTACCATCCGTTAGAGAAAGCGGTAATGCTACCAGAACCGCTAACTATTGTGCCATTCTCAAGATTAAAGACGGTCTCACCAGCTCCTATACTACCTTCGTTGTTAGCCCTTAGAGATATTTCTAATCTTTTTGATGTGCCAGCCTTAACAAATAAGCTGGTGGAATAGACAGTTCCGCTAACCGCACTTATATTTGTTGACCTAATAAAATGAGTACCTACCGATAAGTTTGTATCTTCAAACGTATCTGCACTCATTGTGCCATCTGGGGCCGTAGTCGTGTTTGGTGTTATTGATGACCTTTGTTTAAAAAAACCCGCATTATCAAACTGCTCCGAATAAGTAACCAAATTCGTCCGTTGCGGCTCCAAGTTCAGCCGCGGAAACGTAGACAGTGTACCGTCTGCGTTTCGGTAGTCGTGCGCTGGTACGTTGGAGGCAATCGTTTCCACCACTCCGGCAGCATTGGTCCGCGTCTTTGAGCTAGCGCGGGAAAAGACTAAGTCACCCAAAGCCCTATCTGGCACCTCGGCGTAGGCAGTCCCAGCCACTCCAATACCGGGCACGTAATGCCAGGAGGGGCCGTACTGGCTCACGTTGTTAACGCGGTTAATTATGTTATCCTGAGATTCCGCGGTAACTGCCGCGCGGTCCTCGGTAACCTCCAGTGCGTTGGAGCCGTTGGAGCCGCGTCCGATGGTGGCTAAAAATATGTCTGGGCGCATAGGTCAAAGATAGTTAATACGTTACGGCGTGGGTTCGTCCGTTGCAATTTGTAAAAGCGTGGTTTGGCTGCGATCTTCTTCTATGGTCAGGTTAACCATTCGGTAGTAAACTCCGCCAAAGTTGATGCGGCGGCTATAGTCAAAGACCTGGGCCACTGTTTCAATTTCATAGTATTGCCGAGGTACTGCCAACTTGGAAACGAGTTCGTAATAGACCGCATAAATAAGCGGGTGCTTATCGTCGCCCCACAGCGCATTGCCTACGTTGGTAGTGCGGCCCGTGTTGGTGTAGATGCGCAGCTCGTTGGCCGTTGGTGTTATGCTGGGGTTGTTGACGTACTTGTCCCCTAGCAGCGTGGTGCTGTCGCGGCGCTCACCGATGCGCTTGCTCTTGTTGTCTACCAGGTACAGCAAGTTGTCCCCACTGGCTGCATTGTACTCCAGTTTGTAGGTTGCGTTCTGCGTGTCAATGGTTAAAGCTGGCCCAGCCGTGCGCGTGATTTCTACCGTTAAATAGACCGCGTTCGGTCCTATGTTCGGTAGCGTGGTCATGCTGTTATTGTTCGCCACGGACTCAACTACGTTCACCTCAATAATGATAGGGTCCGGGTTGCTGATGCTATCGGTAAAGTTGTGGCTTACATAGGAAGGGGTCAGTGTCCATGCTGTACCGTTCCAATAGTAGGCACCAAACTGCCAGGTGTAATCTACCTGGAAGGTCACGTTATGCGTTCCGTAGTTAGCGGGCACGGTTACGGTAAAGTCCACGTCCAGCCAATACTTGAGATAGTTGCTGCCCGTTGGTATTGCCTGCCCCACCCAGTCCTCTTGGCGGCGTGCTGGCACGCTATCAATGCCCACAATTTGCGGCGATAGGATTGCGTGCTCCACCCACCATTCACGGACCGCCGCTTTGTTCATTTCTAAACCTCCAGCGATCGCCGCGATTGTGGTAGTGCCTCCTAGCATAACGGTGCTCACCTGGTCACCTTGGAAATCGTATTCGAACCAGCTCGCAGGGTTGTCGTCGTAGATGGCACGGAAGGCTACATAGCCTTGCACCTGGAACATTTGCAGTCCAAAGCTGGTACAAATGTCGTCGAGCACCTCGCGGCACGTTCTAAAGTTCTTCTGCGAATTGGTGAGCGTGTACTGCCAATTCTCCATAATGCAGCCGGAGTAGTACAGCCCTTCGCCACCAGTTGGCTGGGCGCTGGTTCCGTTTTCCGTCACGCCGCGCATTACTGCCGATACCACAAAGTTGCGGTAAAGGTCAAAGAAACGGAAGTAACTAAAAATATCGGCTATTTGGTCCGTGAAAGGCACAAGGCCGGAAGCTACGCCACCGGAAGCCAGGCGGCTGGTAGGTACGTCAAGGTATGCAAATCCATCGGCAGCTTCTAAGCGCAGCACGCGCTGCCCGTTGATGAGTTCCACGCTGCACAGTTCCGGCTGGATGAAGCCACGCCATACGTCTAGCGGTCCTGCCTTTTGTATTTCAATAACGTAGCGCCCGGTGCTGTCGGCCATCAGGTCGTACAGTGGTCCCGTAGCGCTGTCCCTGGCACCTACTAATACCTCCAGGCGGCAAGTGCTAGGCACTAGTCCGGGCTGGTAGGCGTCTAGTGCTACATACTGTACGGACCAGTCGAAGACGTGGAAGGTAATAGGCGTGTAACTGGCACCGTCCAAGTCCTTGATGTAGAAGGTATGGGCCGCCGTGGTTCCGGATGCAAAAGTCGTCTTAGCCAATTCGTCCTAGATCGTAGCCGCTGCGGCTGTTAGCTAAATAGATGTCATTACCGCGCAAAGTAGTGCGGCCACCAAATAGGCCATTTTCCACCGTTCCAGTAGCAGCGTTCAAAGTAGTGCGGCCACCAAATAGGCCATTTTCCACCATTCCGGTAACTGGGTTAAAAGTTGAGCCTCCTAAGCCTGGTATTCCCATTTGCCCGCCAATTACCTGGAACAGTTGGCCGACCTTTGCACCTCCGCCTAGGCCAGTGGCTTGAAGCGCTACAGCCAAAGCCAAAGCGGCAGCCGCTGCAGCTAGCAAACGGTTGCGCATTTCAATCAATTTTTGCTTGAATACGTCAAAGAATTTTTGATCCGTTTCTGCCGCTTCTTTGAATGCTGCAAAGCCGATATTCACCAGGTCGCTCATTGCACCGCTTACCTGGTTAATAGCGCTGCCCAAATCTTTGTAGCGCTTTGATACGGTCACAATACCAGGGATGACGTCGTCGACAAAGTCGCCGTGCAGCGTCATGGCGTCTTCTAGTATGGAAGGGTCTAGGGCGTCTATCATAGCTTCCTCATACTGAAGCCAGCTCATTGATCCCTTAAATAGATATGCATCTATTTCAGCAAGCCAGTCCGTGCCCGCTACTGGGTCAACAAAAGACAAAGCGGGTTCAATTTTTGACCCGGTCAGCTTGTTAATGCGATCCTGCAGTTTGGCTATTTCACTGTTAAGCTTTTTGAAGCGCGCAGTTGCTACGTCGGTTTCCTCGAATTCTTTTTGTAGCTCGGCTAGCTTTTCCTTTAGTCCACCTAGCGTTGTAACTGTTTTTTGTACTGGCGGGTTGAATTTTTCATACAGCCGCTTAGCTTCATTAATAAACCAGTTCTGATCTTCCAGTGCTTGGTTCATGTTTTGCACCAGTGCAGCGTTGGTGGTCATTACTTGACCAAACATGCCGTAGGTACTGCTACTTTTTGCAGCTTGCGCTGTGTAATTCATAGCCTCCCCGCCCTTCATTATGGCGTTGGCTAAGCTGAGGAAGCCGTTAGCCATAGGGCTCAAACTGCTACCTATTCTAGCCTTAAAGTTTTCCCAGTTAGCAGTAAGCTGTTTTGTTTTGGTTGTGGCGTCGTCAATCGGTGGCGCCATTTTGCTAAGTTCTTCCGTAGCAATTTGCCCCACTGCCCTGGTCACCTCTGCAATAGTTGCAGCCTCAGCGCTCACGCCTCCAAGCTTTTCTCGTAGTGCTACAGCTGAAATACCTAGGTTGTCAAGAATCAGCGGGCTCTTGCGTCCAATACCGGTAACGATGGACTGCGTTAAGTAGTCGACCTCTTGGCCCGTTTCCTTTGCTCGTTGCTGGGCGAAAGCGAATAGGTTGCCGAGTTCCTCAATTGGAATACCAAAGTTCCCCGCCTGGATGGCTTGCTGCATTAGTTTCACGTCCGAAACCATGCCTTTGGTTGCGTCGCGTAGCTTCTGCATATCGGCAGCGTTACCGAAGCGCTCAAAGCCAGCGGCGGCAGCGTTCAGCTCGTCGCCAAGTTTTACGGCTTCCATTGTGAAGTCCGCAATTACGCCAACAGCAAAAGCGGCGCCCAGCATTTCGCCAATCTTGCCGACGCCGTTACTCCAGCTCTTTAGCTCCTTATCGGCTTGACGGATTCCGTTCCGAAATTCTCGGGTGTCCAGTCCTAGCAGTAAGCGCGAAATAATTTGGTCAGCCATTGGTTACTGCTATTTTGAATAGTTCTTCGATGCCGGAGCTCTTTTTCTTTTCGTCGTCAAACCTAAAGAAGTCAGTTGGCTTAATGCCTCCCTTCTTCGCGTTGCCGCTAAAGTTAGCTACTTGAGTAGCCAGCCACCTGGTGCGGCGCCAGGCGTCTTTTTCCCCTTCATTAAAAGCCTCCAGTATCGCCGTTATTTCGTCACCAGTAAAAGTGACGGCTTCAGCTTTACTTACTCCTATTCGCCCGATGAGGAGGCCCAGTAACTTTACTGGACCTCCGTCGGGAAAAAAGGGGCGTTAAGTAACGCCGGGAGGGCCTCGATGTTAGAGGCGCTAATTTCCTCGGTAAACTGTTCAAACGATGGCCGCTCTTTGACGTTCCAAAAGCGCTGGCAATATAGCAGCGCGATTGTGTCCCTTAAACCCAAACCTTCGCTGATATCGGCCATTCGTTTGCCAGTTAAATCTTCGAATAATAGCGCTGCCCCCAGCGAGAATTTCTGCCCCTTTTCCATTACGCGTTGGTTGTTTTAGCCAAGGCTGTAGCGCCCTGCAATTGAAACGTAAATGTACCGTTGTCTTTGTCAGGCTGTGAGCTAGAGAAAGAAGTAAATACCGCTTGTCCGCTTAGGCAGCTTTCTCCAGTTGCTGGAGTAACTGAACCAGCGGCGCAAGGTGTCAATTTCACCGTCACCAAAGTACCTACCAATTCGTACAGTTCGTCCGGGTTCCATTTGGTAGCGTCGTCGTCACCAAATAAGGCAGTACCTGAAGCGGTCCAGGTGCGTGCGCTAGAAACGTAGGTACGCCATACAGCGGAGTCCTTGCTGGTGGTTTCGCGGGTTTCGCTTGTGATGTCAAACGAGCACTCGGTCTCGTTGGCCAAGCCTTTGAATGTGGTGCCGTCCGTGCTCAATAGTACGCGGAATTCGGTGCCTGAGTTTGTTGCCATTAGTAGGTAGTTTTAATTGTGAATGTGAAGTCGGCTATCAAAAGTACGGTTTCCTCGTCCTGGTTAAAAAGGCTCTGCGCGTTTGTCATCCAGGCGCTGATATACGTACTGTTCCCATTCGCTGCCAGGTAGGTGCGGATGGTTTGTAAGGTTGTCTGCGCATTGTCCGCGGAAGCCTGGTAGATGTACAGCTCGGCATTTACCGCCTGCATCCGGTAGCCGTCTTTGGTTTCCGTCACGTCGATCGAGTCAAGCTGTAGCACAATGTGATCTACCTTCGTGCCTTGTGGCGCGGCCATAGCGTAAACCGGCAGCGCCTGAGCGGCTACCAGTTTGTCGCGGATGATTTGTAAGTAGTTCACTGCAGCGCGCGTCTTAGTTGTTGCTGCCACTTACTGCGGCCCATGCGGTCAATCTTTGCCCGGCTAGCTGCGCCGAGCTGGTCCCATGCTTGGCCCATGTAGTCCTTGGCCTTGTAGCCTTTATTGGTGCCATTTGCCCGGCGTCCGTACAGCTGCATGAAAGGGTAAGCCTGGGCGTCATTTTTGCGGTTGCGCACTCGGACTGGTCCTATCCATACAGCGATTTGGTCACGCCAAGCGCGGACGCGAGCGCGGGTCACCTTAATGCTCTTAAAGAGGTCTTTCGTTCCTGGTTTGGTAACGTCCTCATAAGCGGCAGCCCGCGCCGCGTTGCGCAGTGGGGTAGCCTCCTGGCGGAGGGCGCCGTAAAGTTCCTGCAGCCGGATTTTCTCCGGTGCGTTCTGCAGCTTCTTGCGGAGCTCGTCAAGGCCAACTATTCCCTTTTGCTTAGGCATTGTCCTTGAGTTTGCACTTGATGAGCGTGTAGCGCTTGCGGCCTTCCGGCAGCGCGCTGATTACCTCGTAGCGCTGGCTGTTGAATTCCAGCTCCCAGCTGCCCAGGACGTCCGTCCGGTAGCGCACGCGCCATATTACGGTAGCGCTGCTCTGCATTTGGTCCGACACAAAAGCCTCCGTGCCCGCTGCTTCGTTGATTACCAACATGGCATAGCAAGTACCAGCGCTCGAAAAGGAGCGCAGTACCTGCCCGCTGTTGTTGGTGCTCACAGTCGGCGCGTAGAGGGTTATGCGGCGGTCTAGGGTCAAAGCGTGTTTTTGTAGCGGAACAGTACGCGGTCAAAAAAGCGCGGCGTTGGTTGCGGCAAGTCGTCGCCGTAATCAAAGCCAAATTTAATCCGTTGGTAGATCGCGTGGATTACGTCCTTTGGCGTGCTGGTGTTCCAGCCCGCAGCGTAAACTACCTCCAGCTTATCGCCTTCCTCGGAAGGGGTCAGGCGTCCGTTTAATAGTGTGTATTCAGTGTCGGCCACGCCGTCCACCTTAACGTAAGTAACTGCCCCGATGGGCCAAAAGGGAAGCGTTATTTCAGCTTCCCAATTGGTTACCACCGTTACAGTTGCAGTGCCGACTACCACCTGCGCATAGCTCAGCGCCTCATCGCACGCGGCGTTGTAGAGGAAGGTCAGCAAACTGTCGTCAGCTGAGCCGTCCACGCGGCAAAAAGCTTTCACCTCTGTGAGGTTAATCGCGGCAGGGGTGAAGTCGACGGTTGTCATTAGATCGTTACGTCGTCAGCGATTACGAAGGACTTAGGACGCAATACAGCAATATCCATGAAGCGCTCCACGTAGATGCGAACCGTAGAAGAAAGCATTTCGGTGTAAGGGTCAATCAGCAAAGTTGCACCGCCCCAAAAGCCAATTTGCACGTCTTCGAAGTTACCGAAAAGAATACCGTAGGTAGCAGGGCTGCCAGCGGTTACTTTGCTCAAGGTCGTGCTGTAGATGTTGTAACCGTTCGCGGTCTGGACTGGGTCCAACATGCCCTCTACCAAGAAGCGGCCGGAGCCAGCGTCTACCTTGGTCTTCTTCAATTTAGCCACTACGTTGGGGTGCGTAACGTAGCCCAGGCGTCCGCCCAAAGCGTTGTTTGCAGCAAGCAAAGCTTCCATGTCTACGAGGTCGTCATAAGACAAAGCGCCGAGGGCCAAGTCCTGAGCCGTACCGTTCAAAGCGGTATAGATACCAGTAGGTTGGTTAGAGGCTCCAGTACCAGTCAATACAGCCTGCTCCAGTCCTTTATTAAAGGATTGGTTCAGCTGGTTGATCATGCGGGCCTGGATGCCTTGGCTGTACTCTTGAGCCAACAGCTGATTTGATACAGCGGCTGCAATCACCGAGCGCTTTGGCGTCATGGTGATAGTAGAGAAGGTCAAGTCCTGGGCAGAAGCTGCGCCAGTCTCCGTGTTCCAGTTCAAAGTGTAGTCGCTGTCTTGTACTGGAAATTGTACGTTTCCGGTCAAGCCTTCAGCAACAGAGCACAAGGAAAGCATAGGAGTATTTGGGTACAAGAAATCCACGTACTTACCTGGATCCGTGTAAACCAAATCGCCGCCCAAGTTGCCACCAGTTCCACCAGTTACGGTATTGGTACGCAATTCGCGGTTCAAGAATTCGGGCATGTGGATGGCTGCCTGGTTTTCGCCACGGCTTTCAACGCCCAGCTTGTTGCGCTCGGCGATACCTTCCTGGTTCATTTCTGCCTCGATTCCGGTCAGCTTGCCATTGCGTGCTTCGCGGATTGCTTTAACGATGTTAAAGGAGCGGAGGTCTTTTTTTTGTGAAGCGGAGAAACCACCAGCGAAGGCTGAGGCATCCACTCCAGCGCCTGGATTCTCGGCGCCTTCGGGTTTTGTTTCCATTTGTATGGGGGTTAAATTAATTTCGGTTTCTTCCACCTGGGCCGCGCGGGCGCTCTCCAGGCTTCGCATCGCCACAGCGGTAGAGGGGTTTGCTCCGCGCGGCGTCAGGCTGATGTCGTAAATTTCGGCCACTTTAGTAATAACGCGCGTGGGTTTCTCGCCCTTCACGTTTTCCCAGCGCTCTTCAGCAACAGTAAAGGCCCAACTGGCTTGATCCAAATCGCCGCGCTCCACTAGGGTGCGGGCTTCCTTTCCAGTGGAGGTTTCGGGTGCGGTAAACTCAAAGTACAGCCCCTGGTCGTCTGCGCGCAGCTCCAGCGTGCCCTTGCCTTTGTTCCGGCGTGCTAGGACGTAGTCGTAGTTGTGGTTCAATAGAGCGTGAATGTCGAAGCTGTCCACCTCGGCAAAAGCGCTGCGCTCGATGCGCTCGTTAAAAGCGCCCATATCGTAAGCCTCGTAGTTGGCTGCGTAGCCAAAGATGAGCCCTTCCTCAGCTCCGCCGTTAAGCGGTAAGCTGCGAATCTCCTTCTTCTCGGTCGATTGTTCCATTTTGTATATCGCCAGTTACGCTCATGTGAGCGGGTTTGTTGTACTCGTCACCGCCCTCGATGGGAGTCATGCCTTCGCTCTTGCGGATTTCGTTAGCGCTAATTGCGCCGATGTTCCAGTAGCTCACGTTCCGCTGCACCTGGGCCATCATGTCGCCGCGCATTAAACTCTTGAGGTCTAGCTCAAACTCAAGCGCTCCAGTTACCAGCTTGTTGGTAAACTCCATTTCTATCTGCTCGCAAAGCGGGCGAATGCAGTCGCTTACAAATTGTGCGTTCTGCGCTTCGATCGATGCGTTTTGGCTTACGCCCTGCATGTGGCCCACCTTGTGAGGTGGTACCTTGAAGATGCGGCAGATTTCCTCTACGCCAAAGTTCATGCTCTCAATGTACTGTGCCTCCTGCATTGAAATGCTCACGGGCTTGTACTCGGCTCCGGCAGTCAGTACGGCGGTCTTGCCGCTGTTGGCTCCGGAGTAGCGCTGGTCAAACTGGCGGCCGAGGTCCTTTAGGCGATCAACGTCACGGATGCTGCCATCCAGTTGCAAGATGCCTTTAGGCATTGCACCGTTTCCGTAGAAGCCGCCGAGGTGTTTGTTGGCGGCCATGGCCGTGCCAATGGTTTCCTTCGCGTAAATAATCGGGCTCAGGCCGTTGATGCCATCGATGGTCCACGCCTTTAGGTGGATTATTTGCGAAGGCTCCAGGCGCATGGTCACGCCACCTGGAAGGTACAAGCTGTAGATCAGGCGGCCGCTGGTGGTATCGATGGTCACCAAATCGGTGTCTATCATTTCCAGCGCCGTGATGCGTCCGCGGTTCCGGACTGGCAGCACATAAGCATTGCCGCGAAGTAGTAGGCTGTTGATAAGCGCCTGCCTCCAGTAGTAGCTGTTATAGGCCTCCGAAGGCTTGCGGCTTACCAGTTGATCCAGTTGCCCCTCCACTCGGACCTTTCCCTGCTCCGTTTCCGCAAAAAGATGGAAGGGCAGTGAAGCGATCGTATCGGAAATCAAAGAAACGCACGCGTAGACGGTGGGCACCGTGGGCGCGTTGTTGCTGTTGACTGTTTCTCCGGCGTTGGTTTGGCCTCCACCTATCAGCTGGAAAAGCCAAGGCTTCGGATTAATAATTCCCGAAATGCTCCGGGTTACTCGTTGAAGTAATGAGGCCATTGTGCAAATATTACGTAATACATTTCATTAAACAAAAAAAAATATTATATTTGCCCAATGGTCAGGTGGTCTTTGGAGACCTTTGGTAATGTCGAGTGGCCACAAAGCATTACACGGCAGTTGAAAGAGGGAGTAATTACCCTGCGTAAACTGATTAAGGGAGCGGCCCCTTGGAGCAGGTTCGATTCCTGTCCTGACTTCTAAACAAAAATAATATCTTCCGTTTGGTAGACGGATTGGCTCGCCTGGGCGTTGTGTACGTAGCCGGCAAGCGCAGTAATAAGGGCGGCCGTGCCGTCAATCTTATCCGGAGCGTTCTTTTTGTTGAACGTCCAGTTGTCGTTCTTGTCAATCTGCAGCGTAGTGTTGCTGATATGCCAAGCCGTCACCGGGTTGCCGTCGTGGCCTATGCGGCGCTGCTGGACCAGGCGGTAGAGTAACTTCATCGGCTCGTTTATCATTAGGACGCCCTGCCGCACCTCGAAACAGAACTTCGCCCCAAACTTTTGCCTTACCTGGTCAATAGTTTCCGCCGCGTTCCACGGGTCAAAGAATACAGCTTCTACCGGCCACTCGTCGCAAATCTCCAGGATCCGGCGGACTCGGTCCGGGGTAGTGTTCACCTCTCCAGGCAGCACCTCCACGTGCCCGTGCTTCTGCCAGTTGCGCACCAGGTTGGGGTACTTGTTTTTCCTTTTGTTCATACTGTGCTCGGTTATCTGATAGTACTGCTTGGTATAAAAGCGGTCGGTCCCGTCCCAGAAAAGCAGAACGTAGGCGGTCCAGTCGTTTACAGCTGCAAGGTCCACGCCGAGGTAGCACCTCCAATTTGCCAGGCCGATGGGCTCCTTTGCTGCGCAGCGGTTCCAGGTGCCCAGCTCAATGTACGGTTGTGCGCTTCCGGCCCATTGGTTTAGGTGCAGCTTGCGCAAGGATAGTAGCGTCGGTTCGTCAAACTTAGCCGTGCGGCTCAGTTCCTCCAGGTACTCCATCGTAACGGTCACGCCAAGGCTAGGGTTTGCCTTTGCCCACACGGCAGGATCGTGCGGGTCCTCGGTGTCCTTGGCTCCGTAGATTATGGGCAGGAAGCTAGGATCGTCCACGTCGCCATTCAGTACCTTAGTTGCGTACTCGTGCCACTTGTGGGCAAAGGTAAAAGCGCCGCCCGCGGTTGTGATTGCAATCATTTGGCTAGGCCTTGCCGCCATCGATGTGCGCAGCGCCTCCCACAGCTCCGGTCCCTTGTGCTCATTCCATGCGTGGATTTCGTCGCAGAGGATAAGCGAAGGGTTTGCACCGTGGTTGCTTAGGCCGTCGCTGGTGATTGTCTTTAGGAAGCCGGGTTTGTTCAGTAGGTGTATTTCTTTCCGGTAAGGTATCAGCGCTTGCTTTAGCACCGGGTTCATTAGAATAGTATTTCGAACATAGCCGAACAATACGCCCGCTTGCTCCCTGGTGGCTGCCGCGATTATTACCTGCGGGTTGCTGTTGTCCTTCCAGCCCTTGAGTAGGTGGGCGATTGCTAGCATAGCAATAAACGCACTCTTGCCGTTCTTGCGTGGGATCTCCAGCCACACCATCCGCTTACCTTCGCTCCGGCGGATTAGGTCCCGCTGCCATTCCATTAGGCGCACTGGTGTACCGGCGGCGGCGTCTTCGGTAAGTACGCAGTATTTCTCGATGGTCTCTTCCGTCCAGGTCATAGCTCAAGGGTCATTTGGTTGTTTTCTTCTTTGCGCAGTTTTTCAATCATGCGCTTTGCCTGGGCCAGTGAAGCAATAGCCGGGTTGCTTCGGATTACCAACTGGCCCCGGTCGGTAAGCGCTTCGATTATTGCGCCGTGCTTTTCGATCGATGCTTCGCAGTCCGCTTTGACGCGCAGCCATACTTGGAGCTCTGCATTCATAGGAAGGGGAGTTTGAGGTCGTCTTGATGGAGTAAAGACGAG